AGTAGGTCGAAAGTGGACATAGAATTTTAGAGGTAAAGAGGCACTTAGAAGGGGGGCAAGCCCCCCAACGCTTGTTGTTTTACTTGCTATTTTTAAGCTCATAGATGTACTCGGTAATCCGAGCACTTCTCTTGGGGTCTGGCTTTGAGATTCCCCAAAACCAGTTGTAAACCGTAGCCCGGCTCACCCCCAAGTCGTGCGCAACATCGTTGACTGGAATGTCGAGTTTTAAACAGAGTCGTCCAAGAGCAACACTCAGCGACTTAGAGTCTGCCGCTTGTATAGCTTCAATAAGGCGCTGACTGTACCCATAACTCATATTAGTCCTCATCACTCCATGCTTTTACTACCGAGTCAAGGCTCTGCTTAACAGCAGGTGCGTCAACAGCTTTTTTGCTTTCACGCTTCTTTGGCTCTGTTACTGCAACGGTTTCGAACTCTTCCTTGTCTTCCTTAGTAGGAGCAGGGAGCGCACGACCGCTAACGTCGGCTTGATACGGAGTCATTACCACCATCTTCTTTACTTCATCACGCTGCGATGCTGGCAGTGATACTTCGTAAATGGTTTTGTTAATGTGCCCGACTGCCTCAAACAGAACTGACTGATTGTCGTTGTCTGCGTTAAAGCTGATCTCGGTGATAAACCAATCCACTGATTTGCCGTTGTTGGCAAGGTACTTGGCGTAGTTCTCGAACGTGAAACGGTCACCCACGTTGTCACCGAACAGGGTCTTCGATGCCAAATTCATCTGGTAGACCGAGCCTTCCAGCGGGGTACCAAAATCATCAAGCAGCATAACAGCCAGTCGGCGCGAGTAGCGGCAAGCTTTCGAAATACCCATGCCAGAACCCTTAATGTTGTTAGGGCAGCTATCGCAACGATCTGCAGCAGGAGACTGCGCACCTTTATCGGGTGTACGGCCATCGTTGGAGAAGCAGTCAGGTGCCGCAGGTTCAGCATCAGGAGACCATGCTTTCGCATAAAAAATACGGCCAACGGCTGGGGATGCGTGAACAATCACAACCTTCAGGGGGCCACCGGTTTTGCCCATAACTTCGCCGCCAACCGTTTTGCTAAAGATACCGTTCTTAGGAACAATACGCTTTACACCGGTCTTGCCGACGAGGGTCTTGGTTAAATCACTGATACCTGTGTTTTGCAGGAAATCAGGCAGGTCTTGGGAAACAAGTGCTAAGTTACTCATATCATCCTCACGAAGAACGTCTAACGGTTATGGTGTACTCACTCTCTACGTTTAAACCCATAGGGAGCTTATCTGGATTCTCAACAAGAAACTCTTTCATGTGTGTCTGATGAAGTCTCTTCTCTAACAGGCCATACGCATCGTTATCTTTGATAAAGCGATACATAGAATCCCAATCATTCGTCCAGTATCTTGATCTCACTTGACGGATAATCGTGCCGTGTTCGGTACGAATACTATTTGCTGCATTCTTCTTACATACGTCCAACATCTCCAACTCAATCTGATCCATCTGCTGCTCTATCTCCGCATCCTTAGCCTCGAACTCACGTTTCATTTGCGCACGTGTATCCCGCATCTTTATGTAGACTTTGGTAAGCACATCAAGGGGGACTGGGTCGGCGGGGGTGTCTAACACTTCATCCATTTCATCTCCTCTAATAAAGTAAATTGCGGGGTCACTGAGTGGAAGACCTGTAGGGAAACGAAACAAAATCCTACGGTTTTAGCCCAGCCCCCGCCGCTGCAGTTATTATCCCCACACACAGCTTGGGTCTCTAATATCGATCACTTCCCCAGAACTCTCGCACTGGTGAACCCACTATACACCACCTTTGTACAATGTCAAGACTCATTTTCAAGTTCTTGACGATAAAGATCAATTATTTTTTCGTGGTTGTCGATGTTGCTACGTAGCAGTTGATACACCTTGGACTCCACTGGACTACCAACGATGTGCATGATTGTCATGTTGTGCTTCTGGCCGGGGCGATCAATACGTGCGTTAGCTTGCAGGTATGTCTCTACGCTAGTAGTTGGTGCGTACCACACAATAGTGTCGGCAGCGGTCAGGGTCAAACCGTGTGATGCAGCTTGCGGTTGTATAAGTAATACGTGTGGGTTTGGTTTTGTCTGAAATTCTTTTACCAACTCGGCTCGACGGTTGACCGACACAGAACCGTTGATGATCTCGCAGCTAATACCTTTGCCATCCAGATAAGTTTTCAGCAACTCCAACGTGTGCGTGTACGGCACAAACACTAACACCTTCTGACTGGCTTCTTCAATAACTTCGTGTACAACTTTCAGTCGGTTGCTAACGTCAAACTCAATGACTTCCTTTTTATCTGAATACACTGCACCGCCAGCAATCTGCAAAAGTTTATTTAGCTTGGCAGCGGCGTTGACTGAACTAATCTCCTCCCCGGCAGCTTCAATCAACATCTGCTTCTTCATGGTGTTGTAGTACTGTAGCTGCTGCGTCGTCATGGGTGCATCTCGATCTACGTGCGTAACCGGAGGCAAGTCAAGACACTGGGCCTTCTCGAAACGAATCGCAGGTTGCAGTACACGATGCACAGTATCCTTAGCAGTCGGTTTTGGTATCCATCGATACTCGCTAACCTTTGTCATCACCATGTCTCGGTACTGCCCGAAGAACATTGGCACACCTGTGGGGTTAATCAGTTTAGCTAACCCGTACGCATCTACTGGGGACTGCGCAGCAGGAGTACCTGTCAACATCCACAACCCCTTGACGGTTTTGTTCACGTCACGCAGTGCTTTCCACCGGTCGGTCTGGGCATTCTTATACGCCGACGCTTCATCAACTACCAGCAGGTCAAACCCCGCAGCGGCTAGCTGATCCTTAACAATCTTCACGCCATCGAAGTTAATGATAACGAAGTCGGCGTCACCGTTAATGATCTCGCGGCGCTTAGCGGCTGAGCCGTGTGCAATAGCTACCGTGCGGTGCACAGCAAACTTAAACATGTCCTCTTGCCAAGCCGAACGCATCACGGAGAGCGGGCATACAACTAACGCACGGCGCACGATACCCTTCTTCATCAAGTAGTCCACCGCCCAGATGACGGACGCGGTCTTACCTGTGCCCTGCTCGTTGAAGCAGAATGACTTGCGGTTGCTAATCAAGAACTCAGCAGTCTTCTTCTGATGGTCAAACGGGGTAAAGCCGTACGGCCTCGGCCAATCGTAATTTTCTAATAGCATTTAATTTTCACAGTTTGTCTGTCGTAATCTCTAGCCACTGCATCAGCATCTCTAAGCACTACGTACGCATTTGCAAGGGTGTATTGGTACATCGGGTGATTCATCATGTCGGCAAAACCCATCTGCTCAGTACCTAACAATGTTAGCCAGATCGTTCTAGCTTCCTCCAGCGTCATTGCATCTCCTAACTTCATTTCTTTTTCCGTTCCTTGGTGCTAGTTTCAGATACAACCTTGTGATTTGAACCCCGGCGATACGAACGATTAGCGGAGGCTGACTCCACACGCAAGCCATCTTTATTTGCACCGCCCTTGGACAGAGCTTTTACGTGGGAAACATCTTTACCTTCACGCGCATCAGCTTTGCCATTACCGTTTGCGTCACGGCCTTTCTTGTCAATCAGTGCTCGGGCACGTTCACGTTCTTTGCGCTCGTCGGCTTCGCCTCGGGTAACCTGCTGTTGATACTCTTTCTTGTACGGCCTAGGTTTATTTACGTAGGGCATGGTGCACCTCATTCAGATAGTTTGTATCGCTCCCAAGCAATGATGGTCTTACGCACCATACTTAGTTGCATCCCAGAGTACGGGCAGAAAGTTGACTTAGCAAAACTATCAATCTCCTTGCCCCATCTCAATGAATCTTCGTAACCAACAGCTTCTTCAATAGTAGAAAAGATTTTCCCGTCTTTAGTTTGATACGCTGTTATCTCTTGCACTGTTAGCTCCTGTTGTATTCACACTCTGTTACCGCACAGAACTTGCAAAGAGGCCCACTGACTGGGTTCCATACGTTCGTGCTTAGCGATGCTTCAATACGGTCAATGTCAGGGATTACCTGCGCTATGTACTGAAGCTCCTTCTCCTTGGCGTGGTCGGCTTTCACAAACTCCTTGCTAACCACAAACACCAACGCGGACTTGATTCTATTAATCTTGGGGAACTTGGCAAAGATGCCAGCCGCCACTAAATCCAACTGCTTGGTATCCGCGTATCGTGCACTCTTACTAGTCTTGTAGTCAACTGAATGTGCAAGGCCTTTCTCTTCGTTAATAATTACCAAGTCGGCAATGCCATGCCACCAGACATCAGGGGCGTCAAAGTCACAAGCCTTCATGTCACGGGTCAGGCCAAGCTTCACCTCGCACAGCTTCTCGCCGGGGATAGCAGCTAACATTTGCAACGTAGGCTCAAGGTAGTTGAACGCAGGGGGTATAGGTTTACCGTCCCTGATGTACTCCTCGGCAATCGTGTGCATCTGCTTACCGTACAGCGTTGCCTTGGTATCTGATTCCTTTATATCCTTGGCAACCTTTGCATGGTAGTACTTGCGAGGGCACTGTTGAAAAGTCTTGAGGCTACTGAATGACCAGACAATGCTCATTCGTTCTCCTCCCTTCTATACCGTAACACTTCGTTTAACAACGCTTCCATGTCGTCGGCTGCGGCAAGGTGAAACGGGCTGATCGGTATGTTCTTAGCTAGTGAGCGCATCATGGAGATCGTTGTTCGCGCAGTCTCTTCGCCCACCCTTCTCTTTATTTCTTTATCCATCGTTCTTCTCCATCGTGCGGCGCTCGGCCTCCATCTCGCGCAAGTCCATAGCTACATCAGC